GATATGGGGACCATCTTCTTCACAACGATACGTTGTTTCTTCACACGGAAGAGTCCATAAAAGTCTTGCTGCAATCTTATCTTTGGTTCCCTTGATGAAGTCGTTCAATCTACTCTCAAGAATCCAATAATGAGATTCTTCAATAAGACCACCTGAAACGATATCTTCAGATGCAACAACATCATATGATCCATCAATGTTATTAATATAACTCGAATTGCATTCAAAATGTTCCTTCATAGGAACAACCATAGGTCGATTGACTTCACTCATGTGAGTATTTTCTACCATTGTATCAAAGCGATAAGCACTGGCAGTTTTTCTTGCCCATTCTCGCGGATCAAAAACTGGTTCCGTTGGGGTTGTAATTTCTTCTACGTTTTCAACTGTCTCTGTCATTTGATAAACTCTCCATATAAAGGGTTCTCATAATTCTTTTTAATTCATCCAAGTCAATATCTTCCAAGTTTTCCAACTCGGTGTTTATAATTGTTAAAGTGTCTTGTGCGAGATCAAGTTTTTCTTCATCCTGTACCTCATCGTTAAAATCTTCAATAACAGAAATATCTGACACATTCACTTCATATAACTTCTCAAGAAATGCATCGAATAGATGATGCTTATTCTTGTTCAAGACTACTACCTTGACATACTTGTCGGATAGTGTCTCGTTAACACTATTTATAAGACTTTTAACTGATTTTTCATCAGTATCATTATATTCTATAGTATAGAACATTTGATCTTGGTTTGCAACAAATTCAAGATCTCTTGTCTCTGTGTCAAATACATGAAAGCCTTTTTGTTCATGTACATCACCAAATGTTATTTGATATTGAGTGCCGAGGTAAATTACGTTATTCTTTTCACTCTTGCCGTGAAAGTGTCCAGATAAAACCATCTCAAACCTACGCAAGCATTTATCTGACATTCCTCCATCAAACTTAACACCCTTCATAACTTCGTAGCCATTCAACTCAAAGTGACCCATGATGACAGGGCATTTACATGTGTTCAGAAAATCCATTGTAAAATCATGATTTTCTGAATTTATCCAAGGCACCAAACCAACACAAAATCCATCAAGTTCCAAGACTTGAGGATCTTCATAAACTGTAATCTTAGAATATCTGTCTTTGACGATTTCTTTCAGGGAGTTGATCTTATTGGTATTCTTGTAATAAGTATCATGATTTCCGACCAGAACATGAAGATCTATACCTTCGGTTTCGAAGCGTTCCATTACTCTAGATCTAGTCTTGTTCAGGGTATTGAAATTAATGAACTTTCTTCGGTCGAAGAAGTCTCCAAGGTGAATCACCGTATCAATGTTATTATCTTTCAGGTACGGAAAGAATTGATTCTCAAAGAATGATATAAAATGATCAAGAAAGACTGGGGAATCGTTTCTCGCACCAAAATGTGTATCATTTATAATGGCAACTTTCACTTCTTTTTCTTTCCAGAGAACTTCTTTAAATCTGACTCATTAAGTTGAAAGTGTTCTTTCATGGCATCTTTTTCACTTTCCTTCTCGAAGTAGTTCTCTTTATACCATTTATGAAGAGTCCCGTCAACATCATTTTCTTCAGCCATTTTATACTTTATATAAAGTTGCTTCTTTTCTTTTTCTATTCGGCGTAAAAAGGCAAAGTATATGATCTGGGTAAAATACGAAAACGGATTCTTGGATTTCTCTGGATCAAAATTATGTGCGTATAAGATACAATTCTCTATTGCATCTCCTACCATTTCATCTCTGTATGGATACTTTATAAAGTTACCTTTTCGAGACAGGTTGTCTGCTATTTCCATAAAGCATGTAGCAATATAATCAGTTAAAGGAGGTCGTTCGTCGCCTGAATCTTCAGCGTCCTGAACCAATTCCAACCAATCTTCCATCGCTTTTAAAAATTCTTTATTATCAATATAGTGGTTTTTACTCATGACGAAATTATAATCTCCATTCACAAAATGTCAAGTTTTTACTTGACAACTTTTTATACCCTCATTACACTCTCTGTGTCTAAGAAGAAAGGGATAATAGTATTACTTATAGTCTTCACTATTCGGATCTGAGTTCCAATCACTCCATTTGTTTCCGAAGTCTTTACGATCAGTTTCATCTCCGGTGAATTCATCACTGATTGTTTCCCTCTTCTCAAACTTCTCAATAAGTTTCATAAGATACTCTGGTGGCAGTATATCATTATCTACCAGTTTTTTCAATATGCTTGGATCAAAAGAAATGTTTAGATGAACGAAGTCTTCTTCGTCCATTTCATCATCTCCCCCAAAAAACTGATCCATGATGTTTGAAATTTGATTTGGATCAAAACCAAATTTCTTTAGATAGTCTTCTGTCTCACCCATGTCAGAGACCATATCAATATCCTTCATTAAGTCTTGCATCGCTTTCTTTTGATTTTCCGCCATGTCAGACATTCCAGTCAGATTGAACTTGGTGTCTTTTGTGTCTTCTCTTTCCATTTCTCTGTCGTAGAGAGAGATCACATCTTTATCAGGCTCTAAAATTGTTACGATATGATTCATGGGAATGTTTGTCTGAATCTGATCAGAAAACACAAGCCAATTTTTCAGGAATGTAACTTCCTTTTGATTTCCGAGCGGATCAAAAGTGTATGCTGATCGGAAAATCATTGGTCGTTCAATAACCATTTTATTTCCAACCTGTCCCTTTATTTTACCGATCAATTCTTCTCCGCTAGCCAGTTTGATAACTCTATAGGATTTGTCCATCAGTAGATCCTCCCAAGCGGATGTTCACAACATCATAATCAAAACCTTCATTAGTATATATTTTGATTCTCTCCTCCATATGTTTGTAGGTGTGATTGACATACTTCTTATGGTGAAGATTATCTGCTACATCATAGACTATTGCTTTTTCCTTGCTGTCAGAGGTTCTTAAACCTCGCCCAATAGACTGGAGAACACGAACAACCGATTTAGACGGAGAAGCAAAAATAATGTTATGAATATTTCGAATATTGATACCAGTAGAACATGTACCATAAGATGCGAGAAGAATAGAATTTTCTTCCTTATCAACCACTTTACGAATCATCTCTCTTTCATCGACATCAGTTTGTCCGTGAATCATATAGATTGGCTTATTCGTAATTTGCTCATCCATCATATTGTTTAAAGGTATACCATGCTTATTTACGAAGTTGAAAAGAACCAAAGTGTTTCCCTTTAACTTCGCACACAAATCTACTATAAACTGATTTCTATCTTTACTCTGAACGAGCCAATCAATTTCTTCTTGATACTTAGTCCTCTTCAATTCATCACAATCTTCATCAGAATGTTTCAGAACCAGACAATGTATTTTCAGTTTGGATAGAATCTTTTTCTTCATCAGTTCGGTTGTGGATGTGACACGAACAGATGGTCCAAACAAACCTTCAATAACAAGTTTGTGAGTCTTTGAATTGTCAAGTGTTCCTGTTGTACCAATTCTGTAGTATGCGTTCTTTAGTTTTGACATCAGAGTCGAAAGCGACTTTGCTTTGAATAGATGGCACTCGTCTCCAAACACAGATTCAAATTCATCGAAGTACTTTTCTGGTAGATTGTATAAACTCTGCCATGTTGAGATAACAACTCTCTTGTCAGTTTCTTTCTCTTGTCCAGAAAAAATAGTATGGACATTTGAATTCACATCAAAACCATTCTTACCAGAGTAGTCTTCGAAATCAGACTTCATTTGATTTACCAAGTTTGTTGTTGGGACAACGATAAGTATTTTCCCTTCTGTGCATTCCAGAAGATAACGAATAAGGCAATAAATGATAAGAGATTTACCGCTACCAGTGGGTGATATAAGTAAGGTTCTTTTCTTCAGCAGAGCGGTTAGATAAGCATCCTTTTGGTGATCATGAACATCTATTGATTTTCCATTTGCACTAAGATTGAGACTTTCTACAAATTCACTTGCATCAATACACTGAGAGAATTCTTTTTCTTTTACAAATGAATACGAATAGTTTCTTTCATCACAAAACTTGCGAATATAATCTTCTAGTCCAGCATAAATGGTGCGATTGAAAAGATTGAACAATCGAATCTGACCATCCCAGAACTTGTTCTTGAAAGCAGGAGTATATTGATAATTTGGAACATAAAAAGTGAAGAATTCACTCAGTTCCTTTGCAATAGATTTTTCACTTTCTATTTTTAAATTTACAGCATCTACTTGATGTATAATTAAATCACTCATCACTGACCATTCGTAAATTTAAGCCAATCAATAGCAGATCTAATATTCCACTGACGATTGTTTATAATCTTTATTATGTCTTGTAAGTAATCTACAACGGTTTGTTTATATTTTATTTTTATGTCTATTAATTGAAGATCTTCATCAGAATCTAAAAATTTATCAATATCTGTTTTTAATATTGTTAACTGAAACGGTTCCCAGTCTTCTTCTTCCAATTCTTCTTGTGACATTTTGCCTGTATAATACAACCATTTTTTTCTGCGAAGAACTTTAAATTCATGTTCTAACTTGGCAAGAATCAACTTTTCATCTGTAAGAAAATTCAAATACTTTGAGTGTATTTGTGGAGTTCTTATTGATTCTGTGTCTAGTTGTGTTTCGTCTATTAATAAATCAGTTTCTGCATATTTACGATAATCACTCAAATTCATATTTTATCCCAATTCAAGATCACATATACTACCTTCAGAAT